GCAAGGCCCATCACCCGGACGGCGACCCGATGTTCGAGGGCGGCTACTTCATCGTCGGGATCAACCTCCCCACCGGGACGATCACGTACCACTACAAGCTGACCCACTGGGACGATTTCGCTGGGGTAACCGAGTTGCCTCACGCGCCGCTCTGGGACGGCGCGGCGCCGGCCGCCACGGTGGACCGGCTCCTGGAGTGGACCCGGGCATGAACAGCCGGGGCCGCCGGACCCAGGCGCGCGCCGACGCGCGGCGTATCGCCAACGTCCGACGCGAGCTGGCAGAGAAGGCCCGGCGCGAGAAGCGCCAGGCCAAGAAGGCGGTCAAGGGTGAACGTTGACCCGCTCGCGTCCATGCGCTGCTGGGCAATCGAGTTCGAGCTGGAGGGCCGGATGTACGACGTTCCGGCCCTCCCGGCCGTGGACTGGTGGCCGGTGCTGGGCGACGCCAACCCGCTGTCCGTTCTTGGCATCGTCGAGTCAAACGACCTGGACGAACGGCTGCTGACCGGGGAGCTGAATCACACGGACCTGCTCGATGTCCTCCGGGACGTGGTCGAGGAAGCGGCCGGCCGCTCGTTCCACGCGACCGTGATCCTGGTGATGGTGGCGAACAGCCAGTGGCCCGTCATCAATGGCCAGCTCACGCGGCACGGCTTCCGCTGGGAGGGCCAGCCGCTCGGCGCCGCCCTCGATGCGATCTACGCCGTCGTGGTCGAGGCCTTCGGCAAGGAGGACCGGGAGAAGTTTCTGGCGTTGCTGGACAACGAGAGCCTGACCAACGGCAAGCCGACCAAGCGCCAGCGGGCCAAGCTGGACGACGAGTTCGCCTCGATGGCCGGCCCGAAGCCTACGACCGGCGTGAAAGCCACCGGCGCGCCGTCCGATAGTGCACGTCCCAAAACTCGGCCACGGCTCCAGCCGCCCCGCCAGGGCGCCCGGTCGCGCGCGCCCAGGCAGCCACGCGCGCCACGCGCTGGAAGTGATCGTCCGGCCAGCTCCTGAGACCGGGCGGCCGGGGAGCGGCGAGCATCCGGTATTGCTCCTCGCCCTCCCCAGACAGCGCGCTCGCGGCTACCCCGGCGATCTGGCGGACCGGGATCTGGGCCAGCACGGTCGAGGTGATCGGCTCCGGGTGCTCGGGGTCGGATGGCGTTACGCTCATCTCCACGACCTCGGGCCGCTCGGCATCCTCGGACAGCCGGACGACAATCTCGAACGGGAAGTCCGGATCGATCAAGGACACGGCGTTGCCGAGGTTCGAGAGTTGAGCGTTCGAGACGTTCACCTCTGCCATCCTACGCGAGATAGCACCCTGTGCTGAATCGTCAGGGCACCTCGCGGACATCTAAGCTGGTCGCGTGGCAGATGTCGGCAAGGCCAGGGTCGAGGTAGAGGGCGACGTCCGTAACTTCGCCCGGAAGACCGAACGCGACCTTGACCGTGCACTGTCAAAGATCAAGGTCGATCCGGTCACGGTCCCGGTGGACAGCGACGGAATGAAGCGCGAGGGGGAGAAGGGCGGTAAATCCTTCGCTGACGGGTTCTTCCTCGACGCCAGCGGCCGGCTCCGGGCCTCCAGCGGCCGATTCGCCACGGCGGCCGAAAAGGCATCCGTCGGGTTCGAGGGGGTCGGCCAGAAAGCCGGGTCCAACCTCGTCAAGGGTCTCGGTAAGGGGGCCGATCCCAAGAAGGTCAAGGCCCAGCTCAAGAAGGTCGAGAACGCCGCGTCGTCCAGTTTCCTCGACGCCGGCAAGGCGGCCGTCAAGCTATTCGCCAGCGCTCTGATCCCGGGCATCGGTGCACTCCTGCCGCTCCTCGCCGCACCCCTCGCAGCTCTCGGTGTCGGCATGGCCGGCGTCATCGCCGGCGCCCTGGCCGCCTCGATCGGCGCGCTGCTGGGAGCGGCCATCGCCACCGGCGTAGGCCTCGGCGCCCTCGGTCTGGGCGTCCTCCTGCTCAAGGAGGAGCCGGCTCTCAAGAGCGCGGCCAAGCAACTGACCGACTCGATGAAAGAGCAGTTCAGGGCGGCGGCCCAGCCTCTGCTCCAACCGCTCGTGGCCGCTCTGGGCGAGTTCGAGAAGCTGATCGGCCGGGTTGCTCCCCAGCTCAAGGCCGCGTTCCAAGGCCTCGCGCCGGCCATTGCCCCGCTGGCCGCCGGCCTGATCGGGCTGGTCGAGAACGCGCTTCCTGGATTCGTCAATCTGGTCCAGGCCAGCGAACCAATCCTCAACGCTTTCGCCGTCGGTCTGAGTGAAACCGGCGGCGCGCTCCGGGGAATGTTTGACAACATCGCGGACGTCACCCCGGAACTCGCCATTTTCTTCGGCGATTTCTTCGACGGCATCCAGTTCCTGATCACCAAGCTTGGTGAATTCATCAACTGGTCCGCTCGCGCCTACGTCTCGATTCGTGAATTCGTCACCGGGTTCGATTCCTGGGGAGAGGTATTCGACTTCGCGGTCCAGGGAATCGAGAACCTGGTCAGCCGGGGATTGCAATACCTATCGGCCAATCTGCCGACGATCATCCAGAAGATCATCGCATTCCGCGCCCAGGTCACCGATGCCATCCTCCAGCTGGTGAGCGGTCTGGCCGCCGCGCTGCCGACGATCATCCCGCAGATCATCACGGGCGTGGTTGCGCTGGTGACCGGCCTGGTGAACACCATGGCCCAGTCGGCCCCCCGGGTGATCGAGGCCGCCGCCGCGCTGATCAACGGCCTGGTCACCGGGATCTTGAACGCCCTGCCGACCCTTCTGCCCGCTATTGTCCAATTGGCGACGACACTGATCGTCGGCATTATCGGACTTATCCCCCAGATCATCCAGGCCGGGCTCCGCCTGATCCAGGGTCTGGTGACCGGGCTGCTGACCGCGCTGCCGTCCGTGGCGACGGCGCTGATCCAGGCCATCCCCCAGATCCTCTCGGCCTTCATCTCGGCCGCGCCACAGCTCCTGCTCCTGGGCATCAACATCATCACCGCTCTGGTCCAGGGCATCGGTCAGGCCCTCCCCCAGATCGTCGCGTCAATTCAAGGGGAGGTGATCCCGACTCTCCTGAACACCCTGTCCACTCAAGGACCCGTGCTTCTCCAGCAGGGCATTTCGATGCTCCAGCAGATCATGCAAGGGTTCGTCAGCAATATCGGAATTATCACCAACGTCATCACCACCCAGATCATCCCGGCGATAACCGATCTGTTCCAGAACAACCCCGAATTCTTCCAGGCCGCCATTCAGATTTTCGAGTCCCTGGTGACCGCCTGGGCTCAGAACATCGGCCTCCTGGCCAATTTCATCACCGGTACTTTGATCCCCCAGATCGTGGCGCTGTTCGCGGACAACCCCGAACTGATCCAGGCCGGCGTGGCGATGATCCTTACCTTCGTCAACGCAATGTCCGAGAACCTCCCGGTTCTGATCAGTTTCGTCAGCGACACCCTGATCCCTACATTTGTTCAGGTCCTGGTCGAGAACACTCCGGCCCTGATCTCGGCCGCCGCCGTCCTGATCGGGGCGCTGGTCAAGGGGTTCATCCAGAGTCTCCCGATGATCATCCGCGCCATCGCGCAGATCAACCTGGCCATCCTCAAGGGGTTGCTGTCAGCCGCCGGGTCGATGCTGCTGGCCGGCGCCCGGTTGATCGTCGGGTTTGCAGGCTCGATTGTCGGATCCGGCATCGGCGCCGTGCGCAGCGCGATCGGGTCTATCCGCTCGGCCATCTTGGGCGCGGTTGCTGCGGCCGGCTCCTGGCTGGTCAGCTCGGGCCGGTCCGTGGTCAACGGCCTGGTCACGGGCATGCGCGCTGTGATCGGCGCGGTCCGCTCGGCGCTGTCCTCGATCCGCAGTGCGGTGACCGGGGCCTTCTCCGGCGCCGGCTCCTGGCTGGCGAGTGCCGGCCGCCGGATCATCGACGGTCTGGTCGGTGCGATCCAGGCCGGATTCGACCGGGTGCGCGGCGTGCTCAGCTCACTGACCTCGCTGCTCCCCGACTGGAAGGGGCCGGCCAACGTTGACGATAGGATCCTCTGGGACGCGGGCCAGCGGGTCATGGCCGGATTCGAGGGCGGCCTGGAGAGCCGGTTCGACAGTGTCCGCAAGACTCTGGGGGACCTGACCGGTGACCTGCCGACCTTCACGGCAACGGCCGCCAGCCAGACGCGGGGAGGCGACGGCGCCAGCCAGCTGGCGCCGAACGTCAGCGTGACGATCCAGGCCGGCGCCATCGTGGTTCAGGGCCAGGGACGCGAGGCCGGCGAGGAAGCGGCCGAGGCGGTCCTGGAGCGCCTGGCCCAGGCAACGCTCGTTCGATGACGGGGATGTTGACATGGGATCGATAACGACGCTGCGACCCTCGGGCACGGCTTCCGGTACCGGCTGGACGCCGAGCACGTCAACCCTGGTCAGCGTGACCTCGGACGACAACGACGCCACCTATGCGACCTGGGGCGGGAGCGGAGCCGCTCTCCTGCTGGCCACGCCGGTGGACAGTCCCCCCGCTGGCGAGCGCCGGCACCAGGTGCGGGTCCGCGCGCGCGGGGAGGATGGCGATGCCTGGTGGGCCGTGCGCATCAGCTCTGGCGCGCTGATCGCCGGGGCGTCCGCCCAGTTCTCGTCCTCCCCGGCCACGGTCGCCGGATCGTGGGGGTTCGGCGCGGCGCCGGACGGCCCGGCCGTGCTCTACGCCTACGTGACCGGTCAGTCCACCGGCGTCAAGATCAACGAGATTTACCTGGATGTGGACTCGCGTGAAGCGCCGACCCTCACGGCCCAGGTCATCAACGGTGCCGGCGTCGTCACCACCACGGTCAGCGACACCACCCAACCTGTCATCCACGCCAGCTCGATCGACCTGGACGATCTCAACGCACGCCAGTACCGGTACTGGGTCACGCTCAACGGGGCCATCGTCTGGGATACCGGCGTCGTCTCGGGGCCGGCAACCGACCGCCAGACCACCGCGCTCGACAACGGCTCGTACGTGGCCCACCTCCAGATCTGGTCCACCCTCGGCCAGAACACCGCATACGCCAGCGACGAGGAGACGATCTCCTTCACGGTCCAGGTCGGGCAGATCGACCCGCCGGAGAACCCGACCGTGGACCCGGTGGACGGCACGCCGTTCTACGAGGTCGAGGCGTGCGCGCCCGACGTGAGCGGCCTGGACGACGGTGTCGGCTACGTCGAGGTCCAGCGGGTGGACTGCCCGGTGGGCGGCCACCTCGCGCTGACCGGCTCGGGCAACTCGTACGCGGCCGGCGTGGATCCGGGCGACGCGCCGATCGACCTCGATGCCGTGGTCCACGCCGGCCGTGACGACGACTGGCTCCCCACCTACGAGCAGACCATGGCCGCGCACTACAACACGGCCGGCGACAACCGGACCTGGCGGTTCGCCATCCGGACCGACGGCAAGCTCCAGCTGGTCTGGGGCACCGACGGCACGGCGGCCACTCTCCAGAGCGCGGTCTCCACCGACACCGTGCACGCCGATCCGAACGGCGATGCCTGGGTCCGGGTCCAGATGTCCAGCAATGTTGCAGGGGTCTGGAATGTCACCTTCTCGACCCGCGAGACCGAAGAGTCCAACTGGGTCCAGCTCGGGGAGGTGGTGATCGGCCTGGTGCCGGCGCCGCTCTACGACGCGGTCAGCACGCCGTACACCGTCGGCGCGCACCTCGATGGCCCGTTCGCCCGCTGGATCGGCCGCATCTACTCGGTAGAGGTGCGCGACGCACCCGACGGCGCGCTCATCGTCGATCCCGACTTCCAGGGCCGGCTCAACGGGACCACCCAGTTCACCGACGACCAGGGCAACCTCTGGACGGTTCACGCCCCGGCCAGCATCTACTCGCCCACCTCGACCCGCACCGTGGCGATGCTCGGCCCGCTGGAGTCGGCCGAGTGCGCCACGTACGTGGACTACACCCTTCCCCGATCGGGCATAGGCCTCACGTGCGACCACGCCCCGGAGCAGTGCTGCTCGTACTACCGGGCTCGCACGATCGGCCGTGAGGACGGCGACCTCCGGATCTCGAACTGGTCCGACGCGTACGACCCGGGTGTGCCCAGCGGAATCATCCTGCTCTGGCCCGGGACGAACGCCACGATCCCGACCGGATGGGACCGGGTCACTGCCCTTGACGGTCGCTACGCCAAGGGCATCGTCACCGATGACACCGAGCCCGGCACCACCGGGGGAGCGACCACCCACTCGCACACCACGCCCGGCCACACCCACGACACCAGCCACCTCCACACCACGACGACCCCGACGGCCGCCGCCACCGGATCGGTCGGCGCGCCGAACACGGCTGGCGCGCTGAAAGTGCTGTCCACCCATACCCACTCGCGGCCCAGCACGGACTCGGCCACGATGGCCTCGGGCTCGACCTCCCCGGGCACTGACACGGTGGCCAACGACCCGGCCCGGCTCACGGTCATCTACATCCAGTCCGACGGCACACCGTTCGGTGTGCCGGACGGGGCTCTCGCGCTGACCGGGGACATCTCGCTGGCCGGCTGGACCGACTACGCGGACGCCACCAACCGGTTCCTCAAGGGCGCGGCGACGGCCGGCGACGGCGGCGCGACGGCGGCCAGCGCGCTGAACGCGCACACCCACACGGTCAGCTCGCACACCCACACCGGCACGTCGCACGCGCACACCAGCGCGGCCACCGGCTCGGCCGCCTCGACCCTGGCGCCGGCCACCGGCGCCGGCTCGGTCATCTCGGCCGCCACCCACACGCACTCGATCACCGTGGCCAGCGCGACCTCGGCCGCCCTGGTCTCCGCTTCCGGCGGGGCATCGGGAGTCTCGGGCGCCCAGGATCCGGCCTACTGCAACGTGCGTGTCCAGGAGAACACCTCGGGTGGTGAGTCGTTGCCGGCCGGCATCATCGGCGCCTGGCGCAACTCGCTCGGCTCGATCCCGACCAACTGGCAGCTCTGCGACGGCACCAACGGCACGCCCGACCTGATCGCCCGCTACCCCCGGGGCGCGACCGCGAGCATCGGCACCACCGGCGGGTCCTCGATCGGGCACACCCACACGGGGAGCAGCCACACCCATACGACCTCCGGGCACGCGCACACGAGCACGACCGGGGCGTCCGCCGCCACGACCACCACGGCCAACACCACGGCCACGGTGAACATCTCGACCGCCGGCCACACGCACACCCTGTCCGACACCAACACGACGACCCCGACCGTGGTCAGTACTTCGACCGGGACCCTGGCGTCCACCTCGAACGAGCCCCTTCACGAGGAGGTGGCCTACATCCAGATGATGGATGCGCCAACTCCGCCGCCGGACCCGGACACCTTCTGCCTGACCTGGGACGACGGCGAGCACCTGATCCGCACGACCGGGCCGGACGGCCCGATCTGGTCGGTGATCAAGGGGAAGTTCGAGTGGGACGTGGACCGGCCGTTCACGGCGGCCACCGGGGTCAACGGCTCCCGGTTCGTCAGCAGCGCCGCACCGGGCGGCCGCAATCTCGCTATGGCGGCGGCGGTCGAGAGCGACGCCGAACTGTCCGAGCTGTTCTCGATCCTGGCCCGGCCGCTGGTGCTGATCAGCCCGAGCGACGCTAACGAGGTCTGGGCGGCGCCGGTGGCCGCCTCGGTCCGCATCGTCAAGGTCGGGCGCATCCGTCAGGTGACGGCCAGGTTCATCGGTACCGGCCCCGAGCCTGCTCCCCAGCTGGCCGACGTGTGATGATGTCATGGTGACTCGGATCTGGAGGACATCTCGTGTCGGTCGTTGACGTCATCCGGCCGGCCTCGGTCCGCACGGCCGGCGCGGGCACGGCTGTGCCCTCAGGCACCATCGCCACCGTGACGGCCGACGACTCGGACGCCACCTACATCGACTTCAACGTCTCCGACGACGGCGACAACTGGAGTCTGCGGCTCGGCCCGCACACGCCGTCCAGTGGCTACGAGCGGCACCGGATCCGGGGCCGGGTGCGCATCCGCACCGACACCGGGACCAGCGAGGAGGACATCGACCTGGGCCGGGGGACCCAGGACTTCATCGAGTTCGACACCATCCCGGTGACCAGTTCGTTCGCCGAGCAGGCCACCGGCTGGTACCAGAACAGCGGCTACGGCCTGGCCACCGTGGGAGCGCTCTCCGACCTGAACATTGGTGGCGGCTGGCCGGACGACGACGGGAGCGGCGCGACCGAGCTGCGCACCTCTGAGTGCTATGTCGATATCGACTGCCGCTTCCACCCGACCTTCTCGCCCGAGGTCCAGGACAACGCCGGCACGGACCAGAGCGGCGGCACGGTCAGCGACACCAACCAGCCGGTCATGTTCTTCGGCAGCGTGGATTACGACGGCCTGCCCGCGTTGAACTGGGAGGTGACCGTGCGCGCCGGGCTGTCCGGCGGCGCGACGATCTTCACCGACTCCGGCACCGGGACCCCGCCGACCACGGTCGAGCTGAGCACCGGCCTCGATGACGGCGACTACAACACGACCTTCATCGCGCGCTCGACCATCCGGGGAGCCGACCCGTTCGAGCACTCCGAAGTGCTCACCTTCACGATCGAGAACATCGTCCCGCCACCCTCGCCTCCCCTGGTCACCGTTGACGCGGAGTACGGCGGATACCGGGTCAGCTGGACCTCTCCGGGCGGTCAGACCTGGGATGATGACTACGTCGTGGCCGAGGTCTGGCGTGACGACTGCACCAGCTCTCAGCGGATCGCCGTGGTGCCGGACGGCCTGAGCGGTTCGTATCTCGACCTGGCTATTCCTCAGCTCGATCCCCAGCCCGGGGTTGACTGTGAACCGTCAAGCGTGGCCTGCGATATCACCTACCGGGTCCGCTACCAGGGGTACGTCTCGACCTCCGTCGAGCTTCCGGACACCATCCCGGGTGACCTGATCCTGGCCTGGCCGAGCACGGTCGCCAGCATCCCCTCGGGCTGGACCCGGGTGACTACGCTGGACGGCTACCACGTCCGGGGAGCGACGACCACCGGCGCACCGTCGGCCACCGGCGGCGCGAGCACGCACACGCACACGACGCCCAGCCACAACCACCGGATCGGCGCGCACAACCACACCCTCGGCGGACCCACCGGCGCCTCGAACCTCAGCATCACCTCGCGCCGTGAGAACGGCGCCTCGTACCCGCAGTCCGACCAGCCGCACAATCACACCCGGCCGGAGTACGTCGGCACCTTCAACGGTGGCGACTCCGGTCTGGCCTCCCCGGACACCGGCGCCACCGGTAACAGCCCGCTCACCCGGGACGTGATCTGGATCCAGAGCAACGGGCTCCAGGTCGCCTATCCGGTCGGCGCCCTGGGCTACTCGGCCGAGAGCGTGTCCGGCTGGACCGACGACACTTCCTCGGCCGGCCGCTTCCTCAAGGGCGCGGCGGCGGCCGGCAACGGCGGGGCCACCTCGGGTTTCTCCCTCCACGGTCACACTGTCGAGTCGCACGGGCACACTGGGCTGACTCACGATCACACGGTGGGCAACACCAGCCTGAGCAACCCGACCAGCTCGATCGAGGCCGGCGGCGGCAACGGTGGCGGACGCTGGCTCCCCCGGCACACTCACCCGATGAACGTGGTCCCAGCCGGCACCGGCAACCTGGAGTCTGCCGCCGGTGGCGCGGCGGGGACGACGATCATCGAGCCGCCCAACCGGTGCCTGCGGATCTTGCGCAACACCGGCGGCGGTCGCCAGACCCGGATCATCGGCCTCTACACGGGCGCCCTCGTCGACCTGGATCCGATCCTGACGGCGTGCGACGGGACCAACGGGACGCCCGACATGCGCACCCTGTTCGCCCGGGAGAAGGGTTCGAGTTCGGTCAATCTGGTCGGTGGCGCGGCCACGCACACGCA